TGTATTTTTATTATACTTAATGCTATAGCAAACCATGGATGGGATCTAATATGAACAAACTCATAACATTTGTACTCGCAATGGGACTTCTTATATGGAACCCCGGGCTCATGCAGAGACTTGAACTAATTGGCTACGACTATCTGATAATGAATACAGAAGCAGTACAAAATGAGAATATACTTATTGTAGACTTAGATGAAGACTTTTTAAAGGTATACGGAGGATGGCCTCTACCCAGATCAATTTATGGAGACTTAATAACAACTACAACAGCTGTACCAGGCTTTACAGTATTAATGCCTAGTCCTGATATTCGTGGACCAGAATACGACCAATACTTTTCTATGAGAATGGAGCGTGTTCCAACTGTCCTTGCTAATGCAGCATCGACACAAGTAAGTACACAAGGCCCACATGTAGGGACTGTACAATTAGGAGAAGACCCAAAACCATGGCTATTAACTTACCCAGGAATTTTACCAGCAACACCATCCCTAGCAGAATCCATAGCGGGTGCGGGTGTGGTTGCAGTCAGCCCAGAATTAGACGGCGTTACAAGACGAATACCACTCGTCGTGGCAAGCCAAAACAAAATATATCCAAGCTTCGCCCTCGAATTGTTAAGAGTCGCGGTAGGCGATCCTAGCTATCAGCTAAAGACTAACGAAGCAGGGATAGATTGGGTAAGAGTTCCAAATTACCCACTCATGAATACAGACGCAAACGCACGTGTCTTTTTAAATTGGAACACAAATTTTTACAAACAAACAGGATTGGAGTTTATAGAGAACCCAATCGAAGCTCCTTTTGTCATCTTCGGTACAACAGCAGAAGGAATAACTAATCCAGTACCTACACCCGCAGGAGCGAAATACCCACATGAAATTCAAGCCAACATATTACATAATCTTATTACAGGTACTAGTCCTGCTACTCCTACTTGGTCTGCCGGAGCCGAGCTCGCAGGAGCGTTCCTCGGACTTCTATTACTTGTATTTGCAAGCAGATCCATTTGGTTTTCCTTACCTACCTTATTAATCATAGTTGGTGGTGCATATTACGGAAGTCTGAAATTATACGAATCTTCCTACTTATTTGACGTTACTGGCATCATAATTATATCGATTTTATTCTGGAGTATTGAAAGTTTCCGTAGTTTCTTTACTACCTATCTTGAGAAAATGAGAATCAAACAACAATTTGGGACGTATGTTAGCCCCGCCTTGGTTAAAAAATTACAGGAGGACCCCACATTACTGAGACTGGGTGGGTCTACAGAACAACTAACATTTTTATTTTCTGATATCCGAGGATTTACCCCGATTTCTGAAAAATATCAGAAGAACCCACAAGGACTTACAAGTCTCATAAATCGTTTTCTTGACAATCAGACTGAGATTATTCTCAAGCATGGAGGAACGATAGATAAGTATATGGGAGATTGCATTATGGCATTTTGGGGAGCTCCGCTACCTGACGATAACCATATAGAGAATGCAACAAAAGCGGCTATCGAAATGAGAATAGCCTTAGAGGAATTAAATGAAACACTTAGAGAAGAGGGTCTTGATCAAATTAATACAGGTGCTGGAATCAATTCCGGGCCCTGCGTTGTTGGTAACTTTGGTAGTACTACACGCTTTGATTATAGTGTCCTGGGCGACGCTGTTAATTTGGCTGCTCGATTAGAGTCTAGTTGTAAGAACTATGACGTAGACTTAGTAATTTCTGAACACAGCTTAGTAGACGGATATGAATATGAATTTTTAGATGATGTAGTTGTGAAAGGAAAGACCGAACCAGTAAAAATCTACACCATACGAAAATAGTACTTGACATACGATCATATTTTTAGTATAATAATAAACATGTGAAATAAATATCACAAAGAATCAAAACATCATATTATGTCAGAAGAAATCAGAGAAGTAGCTATGGACTTAGAAAAACACGAAGCCGTTTGTGCGGAACGCTGGAAGACTGCGTTTAACCGTTTCGATGACATGGATGAAAATATCAAACGAATAGAGACTATAATAATATCTTCCGCAGGAGGATTATTAGTCGGAGCAGGAGCACTAATAACTACAATAGTGATGATGCATTCCTAGGAGTAATTATGAAAGGAAATAAGTTATATACCACAAAAGAGATGAAACCATCTGATAAGGTGGAAGAAGTCAAAAAAGAACCTACCCACACAATAGAAGAAAAAAGAGGTAGATTTCATGTAAGAGATTTATTAGGAACTAAAGTTGCTGTATTTTTCTCTATGCAAGATGCAGAAGATTTTATCAGATAAAGAACGGTTAGATATATGCAAAACTTGCCCAGAACTTAGCAAGTTTAAAGTATGTAAAGTATGTAAATGTTTTATGCCTTTAAAAGTAAAGATTAAAAAGGCAAGCTGTCCTAAGGGACTCTGGAGGAGGTGATCAAATGCCATACGGCAAAGGAACTTACGGTTCAAAGGTTGGAAGACCAAAGAAGAAGAAGAAAAAAGGAAAAGGTAAAAGGAAAAAGTAAATGAAATATTTAAAGATATTATGGAACATCTTAACTGGCAAAGACCAGAACATGGATGGCACAGTTGATATAAAAGACGCTTTAATGAAAGCAGAAAAATCAGCAAGAATCACTACACAGAACATAGGAGAGTAATATGGCACTGCCAAAATTAAATGATGTCGTTAGAGTTTATAATGATAATGGACATCAAGACGGAGTTTGCTACGAGCTAGATGACTTTGCTTTCCATGTTCGTATACAAGAAGATACGTTTACCGAAGATACTCTAGGTAGCCAAGTAGCTTTTGATACAAGATTAGTAGAATGGGAGTTATTATATGCAAGTGGGTGAATTATGGAGAATTTACGGTCCTGAAGATGAGGACGGTAATAGAAGAACTTGGAGAGACTCATTGATAACAGCTATCAATGGGGATGAACTCACAGTAGATGTCAAATGGGACACTAGTGGAGTTGAGTTTGAAGGACCAGGTAAAACAATAGCCGCAGCTTCAGAAGAAGTTATGGAAAAGTTAAAAAATGTAGATGGAACACATCCTTACTGGGTTGAAGGAGACCCTGAATAAGTTATGCCTCGTAAGAGAGTAGCTAAAAAGAGACCCGTACCAACAAATCCTACATTATATGCGAGAGTTAAAGCTCAAGCAAAAAGAAAATTTAAAGTATATCCTTCAGCATACGCTAATGGATGGCTAGTAAAGACTTACAAAGCCAAAGGCGGAAAGTACCGAATGGGTACTGGACGTAAGAGAAAGTAATGGCAAAACCAAAAGGTGGATTAACTAAATGGTTTAAAGAAGGTTGGGTAGATATATCCAGACCTAAGAAAGGCGGTGGATACATGCCTTGTGGACGTAAGACTTCCAAGAAGGGAAAATATCCCAAATGTGTACCAAGAGCCAAAGCCGCTAGAATGACAAAAGCACAGATTCGTTCAGCAGTTCGCAGAAAAAGATCTGTTAAACAAGGAGTCGGAGGTAAGCCTACAATGGTAAGAACCTTCGCAAAAAGAAAAAAGCGTACTACTACTCGTAGAAAAAAACGCTAAGCAAAAAGGAGAGAAATATGGCAAGTTTTTTACAAGGACCTCAAGGTGTTCATAACACTCAGAAGATCAAAAAACATAAGCTAAAAAGAGGACTTACTAGAGATTTAAATGCAGCCGCAGGCGCATTAGTTAATACTAAAAACCCTCATGGTATAGAAGCATTCAGATATGCTGCAAAAGCTAAAGCTATCGGACCAATGCATGGTAGGACTAAGAATCCACCTAAAGCTAAGTTCCCAGGTAGAAAAAGAAGATAATGGCATTAACTAAAGCAGAGAAGGCAAGAGTCAAGAAGGCTGGTCTAACTAGACTAAATACACCTAAAAGAACCCCTAAGCATAAAACTAAGAAAGCAGTTGTTGCAGTTAGGGTAGGTGGAAAAGTAAAGATAATTCGCTTTGGTGCACAAGGAATGGGGCATAATTACAGTCCTGAAGCTCGTAGAAGTTTCAAAGCCAGACACGGAAGAAATATTAGAAAAGGTAAGTCGTCAGCGGCATACTGGGCAAATAAAGTATTCTGGGCAGGTAAAGGTGGTTCTACTAAAAGACCACCAAAATCACAAAAATATACTAGAGGATTAAAACGTAGAAAATGATGAAACAAGACGGTAGGAAACTATGGCTAGATGAGTGCTTAATAAACGGCACAACTTTAATACTTCACACAGAAAAGGTAGAAGAAAAAAGAAGACTAACAGCCAGAGAAACGAATATAAGACAACTAGCAGCAGCTTATTGTTACTTATATCACAGAATTCAGGAAGAAGGATTACTTAGCCCTGAAGATGAGGACAATTTTTTCGAACAAGAGAATATCCACTAATGCTTACAATTAGTAGAGAAGACATTGTTGGGGAATACCTCATGGAGTACAACGAGCAATCGAGGTATATAAAACTCCCTGTTACTGGTTATATGGACTTACTTGGTATCAAACCTAATAGTAGCCAAACCGCCATCATTAACGCTATCAATAATCCTAAGTATCGTTTTGTGTGTGCAGCAGTTTCCCGTAGACAGGGGAAAACTTATATAGCAAATATAATAGGGCAGCTAGTATCCCTAGTTCCAGGCTCTAACATATTATTAATGTCGCCTAACTACTCACTATCACAAATTTCATTCGACTTACAGAGAGGACTTATCAAACATTTTGGACTAGAGGTAGTCAAGGATAATGCAAAAGATAAAGTAATCGAACTATCTAATGGTTCAACCGTAAGAATGGGATCTGTAAATCAGGTTGATTCCGTGGTCGGTAGAAGTTACGATTTAATAATTTTTGACGAAGCAGCTCTCGTAAATGGTAAAGATGCATTTAACGTTGCACTACGTCCCACACTAGATAAGGAGAATTCTAAAGCTATATTTATATCTACTCCTAGGGGAAGAAATAATTGGTTTGCGGACTTTTATTACAGAGGGTTCAGTGATGAATTTCCTGAGTGGGCGTCATTGAGAGCTACTTATCATGAAAATCCAAGATTATCTGAACAAGATATTGATGAAGCAAGAAAAAGTATGTCTGAAGCTGAGTTTAGCCAAGAGTACGAAGCTGATTTTAATATTTACGAAGGACAAGTATGGGCCTTCGACCATGAAAAATGCGTTGCAGATTTAGCACAATTTGATACAAGAAAGATGGATGTGTTTGCCGGACTTGATGTCGGGTATAAAGATCCTACAGCTTTTTGTGTAATAGCATATGATTGGGACACAGGAAAATACTACGTTGTCGATGAATACTTAGATGCAGAAAGAACCACCGAACAACACGCAATTCAAATACGAAAGCTGATACATAAATGGGATATCGATTGGATATACATTGATTCCGCAGCTCAGCAGACTCGTTTTGACTTTGCACAGAACTATGATATTTCTACTATAAACGCCAAGAAATCAGTATTAGATGGCATTGGTAAAGTAGGAACAGTAGTTGATAATGACCTATTAATTATTGACCAAAGATGTGACGAGACATTGATGTGTCTAGACCAGTATCAATGGGACCCAAACCCCAACTTGTTAAAGGAGAAACCAAAGCACAATCAAGCGTCTCATATGGCCGATGCATTGAGGTACGCTTTATATTCTTTTGAAACAACTGCGACTACTTTCTAGCATGTCAAAAATAACTCTTGACTTTTGGTTGTATAGTTGATATAATTGATATTATAAAGTGGAATTAAAGAGAGATCTCATAAAATATATACGGGACAAGGCAAAGTCCGGGTACCAGAAAACAGATAATTGTTATATCTGTGGAAGTAACGACAGTTTAGACTTTCATCATTTCTATTCATTAACAGAGTTGTTAGAAGAATGGATGAGAAAGAATAATTTAAAGATAACAACAGAAGAACAAATTCTCGCAGTACGAGAAGAATTTATAAAAGAGAACTTTGATAAAGTATATAATAAAGCTGTTACTATATGCCACAAACATCACTTGAAGTTACACTCAATTTATGGGAAAAAACCGAAACTTATAACAGCACAGAAACAAGAGAAATGGGTAAAAATTCAAAGAGATAAATATGGCATGGTATAATTTTATAGCAAACAGAAATAAGAGCATGGGAGACCAA